ATCATGACGAATACACGATTGAGTGTGACGAGGACATTGCAGAAGATGTCAAGGCTATTTCGGAACAGTGTATCGTAGATGCAGCAGAGTATTACAAGATCCCTTGCCCTCACGTTGGTGATGGGAAGATTGGTAAAAACTGGTGGGACATCCACTGAAAGGAAATTCAAATGAGCTATAGCACTTTTAATGGTTGGAAGTTGAAAGGCCGTGTTGTCGCACAAGGCGAACGTGGTATTTATCGGAACGAATATGGTGATAAGATGTTCCATCGTTCTCAAACAGTGCCGATTGGTGGTATTGAACGTATTACTGTCTATCGTGACAGTCGAGGTCGCTTCGTCAAGCAGACAGTGACTACTACATCATTCTAATAGGGGAAATATGAACGCAGAATTTGGTGCAATTGGTACAGTTACGATTACCTTCCGTGATCGTTTTCAAGATTCACTGATCTATAGTGATGTGATTGGTTATCAGATTGGTGGTAACGCTGTAAGTGTTACACGACAAAGCAACGAGAGTGAAATCATTCCGTTGGACTTGGTTAGCCGAGTTTCTTTCAAGCTTAACGAACAACAAGGAGAGTAATAGATGGCATTGATTGCACCCAAGGGTAATAAGGAACGTAAGTTTGTTGAGCAACCTAACATTGCGGCTGGTGTCTACCCAGGTCGCTTGGTTCAAATCATTGACTTCGGTTTGCAACCTCAGAAGCCATACAAGGGTCAGGACAAGGCTCCAGCCCATGAGATTGGTCTGACATACGAACTTGTCGATACTTTTATGCTCGATGAGCAGGGTAACGAGATCGAAGATAAGCCGCGCTGGATTAGCGAAACCCTTCCGTTCTACGGCTTGTACGCTGATAAGGCTAAGAGCACTCAGCGGTATCTGGCATTCGATCCTAACCAGGAATGGGGTGGTAACTTCGCTCAAGCTATTACACAGCCTGTGAACGTCACCATCGTTAACAACAAGGTTGGTGAGAAAGTCTATGACAACGTGGCCTCTATCGCTCCGATGCGTCCTCGTGATGCTGACAAGTGTCCTGAGTTGAAGAATCCTCCCAAGGTGTTTGATCTGGACAACCCTGACAAGGCTGTCTTTGAATCGTTCCCTGAGTGGATTCGTGAGAAGATTAAGGGTAATTTGAACTTCGCCGGTTCTCCTTTGGAGAAGATGCTAGGCGGGACTAAGGGCACTCCTGCAACTGAGAAAGCTCCAACTTCAAAGGTTGAAGAAGCTCCTTGGGAAGATGAAGCTAGCGAGGACAATCCATACTAATGCAGCCTCTTATCGACGCCGACGTGCTGAGATATGAAGTTGGATTTGCTGCTGAAGCAGGATGGCAACAAGACGGTGTTCCTCCATTCGATTATGCAGCAGAATTGCTGGATATGAGAATTCAGAACATCTGTGGTGTTGTTGGGGCTACGGCCCCTCCCATCCTGTATCTGACAGGAAAGCATAACTTTCGTACTCAGATTGCTACACGTCAACCATACAAAGATCGACCGAGCGCCAAACCCTGGCACTTCTACAATCTAACCGCCTACATGAAAGGAAACTACGATGTCAGACTCACAGAAGGATTGGAAGCAGATGACCTTATGGCCATCGAGCAAACAAGACGACTCAGAGACGGAGAGCTTGAAAGCATCATCTGCACAAGAGACAAAGACCTTAGAGCTGTTCCTGGATGGCACTATGGTTGGGAGCTGGGAAATCAGCCTCAATTTGGTCCCGAGCTTGTTGATGATCTTGGATGGCTCAAACTGTCTTCTGACAGAAAATCTATCAAAGGTACGGGTTTACGCTTTTTCTACTCGCAATGTCTCACAGGTGACAGGGTGGACTCTATTAAGGGCGTTGACGGTATTGGGCCTGTTAAAGTTCAAGAAATACTTGGAGACGTATCGACAGAACTTGAACTATTCGAACGGGTTAGAGATCAATACCAAGCTAAGTATGGAGATGGAGGAGACAGTTATTTTCTTGAGACAGGCCGTTTGCTCTGGATGACCAGAGAGCTTAATGAGGACGGAAGTCCTGTGTTGTGGAGGTTTCCAGAATGAAAGTGTTTATTGTATACAGGGAGGACGGATACGATTCCTACTCTGTAATAAAAATCTTCATGTCTTACGATTCAGCAGTGAGTTTTGTAAATAGCCTCGATAGCTATGAAGCAGGTCTTCACTCAATAGAGGAAGATAGTGTCGAAGAGTAATAAGACAAGAAACAACAATCAATGGACAGAAGCGAGATTCAACAGCTTCATCAAGAGTGCTCTTAGAAGTGCCTCACAACGATGGCCTCCTAAATATGAAACATTGAATGAAGCTTGCGTTGGTAAACGCATTAACGCTAAGACAGGTCGTTTAGCCAAGCACTTCAAATGCTGCAAGTGTACCCAGGAGTATCCTCAGAAGGAGGTGGAAGTAAATCACATCCTGCCTGTTGTACCTCTGTCAGGATTTGATTCGTGGGATGGTGTTATTGAACGACTGTTCTGTGAGAAAGATGGTCTAGAAGTGGTATGTAAGCCCTGCCACAGATCCATTACTAACAATGAAAATAAGGAACGTACATGACCCAAGAATATGTTGAATACAAAGGCTTCTCTCTTTTCTTTGACATTGAAGACTCGGTTCTCCGTAGTCGTAATCAAGCAGTCGTACTGGCCAATATGGCAGAATCGAATAGTAAGAACCGACGAATCACACCAAACGGTGCTGGTTTGATTATCGGATACTTCGATAGGATTCCAAAGGAAGAACGGAAAACTGTGTATGACAAGTTCGTAGTAGAAATGAAAGCACGAGGTTTTGAGTATGCAAGCTGAAGCGATGAAGTTCGATCAAGAGAAACCTCGAATGGACTTGCTTGATGCAGATGCATTAGAGGGACTGGCTAAGGTATTGACATTTGGAGCTGCTAAATATGCTGCACATAATTGGAGAAATGGCATCTCAAATAGTAGGCTTATCGCCGCTCTTCTCCGTCACCTATTTGCTATTACTCGTGGTGAGTATGTGGATAAGGAGTCTGGGCTTCCTCACATTGACCACGTTGGCTGCTGTTGGATGTTTCTATCTAACAACATGAAGAATCGGCCTGATCTCGATGATCGTTGGAGAAAAGATGACAACAAATCGTAAGACACTAACACAGGCGATGTTTGAAACAAACTGCCCGTATAGCAACCCCTACCAGGGCAATGACAAGCGTGTTCTGTTCGTTTGCTCGGCTGGCTTGCTGCGAAGTGCTACAGCAGCACGAATTTACGCAGGTAAGTACAATACAAGAGCGGCAGGTAGTTCGCATTACGCCCTAGTTCCAGTCAGTGATGCGTTGATTGCTTGGGCAGATGAAATTGTATTCGTAAATCAACACAATCGTGACGAAGTAGATAAGACTTACGAATTGGAGACAATTGGTCTTCAGAAGAAGATTGTGGTGCTAGACATCCCAGATGACTACGAACACATGCACCCCGAATTGATTAAGGCTTTCAAGGAGCAATATGAAGATTTCTGATATTGAAGTGTCATTGGTTCACCATGTTGGTGATGATTTAGATGTGGCTAATGCAGCACGGGTTAGTTTTGATAAGGTGAGTAGTTGGGAGTGGGATGATGTGTATTGTGAATACAAGGAAGGTTTCTTAAAAGAATCTGATGCTAAATTGATCCGTTACCTCGCCAAGCACAAGCACCATTCCCCATTCAACCACTCATTCCTTTCCTTCCGTGTTAAAGCCCCAATCTTCGTAGCACGGCAGCTTGTTAAGCATAAGTTCATGCCATGGAACGAAGTGAGCAGGCGATATGTAGATAGTGAGCCTGAGTTCTACTTCCCAGAGTATTGGCGTGAGAAGGCTGATAATGTGAAGCAAGGTAGCTCAGAGAATTTCATTGATAAGATTTGGTGGATTCCCGAGGATTCATGGTACGGGGTTACGGACGGGGTTTACGAATCCACCCGTGCTTGCTTGCTTCGCTACAACAAAATGATCGAAAATAAGATTTGCCCTGAACAAGCTCGTATGGTTCTTCCTCAAAACACCATGACTGAATGGCGTTGGAGTGGTACATTGGGTGCTTTCCTTGACATGCTTGTTCTT